ATTTTAGTTCTATTATCGAGAAAAACCAAGCCGCTGCTGGAAAGCTTAGCAAGTAATCTCTACTAATAAACTAGAAAACGGAAATAAAATTTATCAACTATGAATAACGGAATTCAATACCCACCTTTAAACTTTGATGGTAATGTAACCCCATTTGCCATTACCGGCAATACCGAAAACCCAGGTGAACCCTCTCTAACAGAACTTGCAAAATCCTTTGTACCAGTTGTTGGTCGTACTAGCCTCTCTGAATTATTTCCTGATGAAACTATTGGGGAACGTCATGTATATATTCAACAAGAAATGTCTACAGTTGACACTATCTTCCCTTTGGTACGCTTTGGCCAACCAGATGTAATTCTTGGTCAAAACTATGGAACCATGAGAGCATTTTCAGTCCAGCCTTTATATATTAGACGCTCAGCTTTTGTCTCTTATGGCGAAATCAATAGCAAAGTTAAACCAGGAACTGCAAATGATAAGTGGTCGCCTGAAGAGCAAATTGCTCGTGTTGTAGAAGGAATGGTTCGTGAACATTCTTTAACTTGGGACGTATGGCGCGCTTCTATGCTACTTGGTGGTATTAACTATACTGACCCCCGTTCTGGAATTGGAGCTTCTGTTGCTGCCCAAATTCCTGCACGTAACTTTTTTAAATATGATGTTGTAAGTGGTTACCGTGGACGTCCTGAAGCTCAACTCTTTAGAACTATGACTGACTTCAATGATAATGAGCCTGCTAGTGTTGGTGTTCCTTGGACTCACCCTGATGCAGATATTGTTAACTCAGTTGCACGTTTAATTCGTTGGTTCCGTGAAACCAATAAAGGTGTTATTACTGCTATGTATATGCACCCTGAATTAAAAGAAATTTTAATGATGAATAATCAAGTGCGCCTTGTTACAGGTGGTTTATTAGGTTGGCCTGGTAAGCAAACTACTCAAGGAACTACCCGTATTGTTCCTCAGAATGAAATTGTTGATCGTAATCAACTAGGTTTAAGTGGATATAGTCTAGGTTTAGGACCTGATGGATTAACTGCTATTGCTGGTGTACCTATTCGTACAGTAGAAACTACTTTTAAAGATCCAGTTGATGGTGTTAACAAACGTGTATGGCCTAAAAACAAAGTTGTGTTTGTTGCTACTAGCACTACTAATGGTGAAGCAATTAACTTAGGACGTACTCAATATTGTGTATCTGAAGAAAGCGGTGGACAACCTGGATTATGGACCCGTCGTCAAACTGAAACTCAAATCCCTGCAGCTCCTGGTATGCATATTCAGATGGGTAATGCGGGTATGCCTTACTTACGCTACCCTTATATGGTCGCTCATATGACTGTATGTGAAGTTGCTGATATCAACAACAGATTGGGTATTTTAGGTGACTTGCATTTTGGGCAGTTTTAAGACAATTCTTATACTGTTTATATCAATTCTTCACATTTAGGTTAATTTGCGTTATAATATAAAGAGAAATCAAAGTACTATAACGCAATGGAAAAAACTCAAAGTCCTGGGATATATAAAATAGAAAACTTAAAAACTAAAAAGGTATATATAGGTCAAGCTCAAAATATTTATGTTAGATGGCTTAATCATAAATCCGCTTTAAAAAGAGGCAATCATGAGAACAGTTATTTACAGAGAGCTTGGAATACATATAATGAAGAAGATTTTAAGTTTTCTATTTTAGAAAAATGTTCCTTAGAGGATTTAGCTCAAAGAGAACAATATTGGATGGATAAAACTCAGTGTTATATAAAAGAGTATGGCTATAATTTAAATCCATCTTCTACTGAGAACCCAATGTTAGGTAGAACTCATACTCCGGAAGCAAAAGCTAAAATATCAGCGGCGGCAAAAGGTAGAAAGATGAGTAAGTCAAACTTTGAAGCTTTAATGAAAGCAAACAAAGGAGTAGCTAAACCGTCTAAAAACCTAACTAAGAAGAAGTCTAGAAAAGTTGATACATCTAAAGCTCGTAATATTAAATATGAGTATCATATATTTAAACCTGATGGCGACCACATAATGCTCACTAATTTAAATGAGTTTTGCGATATAAATAGATGTAGTATAAGCCATTTAAGAGGCTTAATATTTAAAAGGCGATTTTATAAGAATTGGACAGCAATAGCAATTCCCTTAAAGCCTGAACCAAGTAATCTATTGCCAAAATTAAAATTATTAACATTAATCAAAACAGATTATAACTATGCTTAATTCACATCAAATCCTTGCTGGTGCTCGCACTAAAGGTGGAATTAAAACTTACGTCGGAGCTGAATATGTTGGTGTACCTACTGCAGTTGTAAATGGTACAGACGATGGCCTAACCATAACTGGTCAAGTAGAATTCGATGGAGTTGTATTTTCTCTAGGTAATTTTGACGCCTCATCTCTTGACAATGTATTTGTAAATGGAAATTATATCCTAGCTGCCGTTCCTAAGTACGATGAGCCTGCTGATCGTGCCGCTGCTGAATTGGCTGGTCTTAATTATTATGTTGGACAAAACGCTGTAGGTGAATCTATTGTTCACTACTTTATTCCTTCTGCTATTGAAGGTCAAATTGCGGCAGCAGGCGGTCATAACGAGCTTGCTAAACGTAGAGCTATGGGTGCGGCTACTAATTTAGAAATTCAATTATTAAATGAATATGAAGATCGCTTAGAAAGATTATCAGATCCTCGTTATACTGGTCAACTACTAGAACCTGTTGGTGTTAAATATGTTGCTAAACGTATTTATGCTCAAGATAACCGCTCTAAAAAAGATGCTTTAGTAGGTCTTACCAATCAACAAATTGAATTGTTTATTGCTACTCAGGGTTATATTGCTGCTGAACGTGCTACTTATGCTTGGAACAGTACATATGTAACTGGTAATAATGGTGGTGTTCTAGCTAAAATCAAGCGTGCTTTTGCATATCTTGATGCCAATGATGCTGCAGCTGATGTAGATGGGGTTGAAATTCGTTTAGATTATAAAAATGGGGATACTTTATCAGTTCCTAAAGATTTAGATGGAGACCCAATTACTTTAGGTGCAGGTCTTACTAACTATTCTTCTGTTGTTGTATTTGAATATTATCAACCAACTTATATGTCTCGTGGACATGAAGGTTTAAAACCAGGTGTATTCGATCTTTATGAAGTTGGAGATAGCAGTGCACTAGGACGTATTAATCCTTTATACATGGCTCGTGACTTTGAAGTTGCTCGTGTAAGTGCTGGACGTGGAATGCCTTTACCTGCTCTAACTAAGTATGCTTACCCACTACCTGTTGCTAAATTTACTAAAGCTGCTGGTCCTGTTATCTCAGCTGTTAGCGTTTATACTCCAGGTAAGTTAGACTTAGTATAAGTCAACTATTAAATTAGAGAGAACAAATGATTAAAATTCAAATTACCAGTCCTTTTCGTTATCAATATCGTACAAGTGATTATGATACTAATGTTGCAAAGGATAAAGTTGAGAAAGATACGTATTTCACTGCCGGTGAATGGTATCATCTAGATCCCAAAAAAGATAAGGATGAAATCAAATTTGTTCTCTCTCCTAATTTCACTTTTAAAAACTATATCTATGTTAACTTAGGAACTGTTCCTGAAGATCTACAAGAAGAACTTCAATTAGAAAGTGGTTTCTACGAGGATAAATCCGTCCCCCATGACGAATATATTCCTACATTACTGGAAAATAATAAAGTTGTGCAGCCTATTATAAATGATGAATTATATGGTGATCCACAACCAACTACTGAGCCAGAAGTAAATATCTTTGATCAAACATCTAAAGTTATTAAAGAGCCTGTAGAAGAAATTAAAGAAGAAAAATTAGGTGCTGAAAATACACCTGATCTTGCTCCTCTTGAAAAACCTTCAGAAGATGTAGTTGATTTATCTGTAGATAATAAGGAGAGAGAAGTTCGTAAAGCTGAATTATCTGAAATGCATTATACTAAAGTGCAAGAAGTAGCTGAGCTATATAACTTACAATATAAAACTAAAAAAGAATCTATAGAAGAGATTTTATACTTAGAGTTTGGCGACTCTGATGCAGAATTCTCTACTAACTTAGAAGTTAAAAACTAAAAGGATTAGGATAAATGCTGACCTTTGAAGAAATAAGAGACAATATTGTAGCACCTTTAGTTCCAGCAGGACCTTTTGCTACTGTTGATGTAGAACCAGAGTTTTCTAAAAAGGTTAGATCTGCTAGCGTCTTATTAAAAGCAAACAATCCTATTTCTTATGAAGATATACAAAGAGCTACCTCAGGTGAATACTATAGGGTAGCTCTTCGTATAGCATCTAAAAAATACCCACAGTTTAGTACTGTTATACAAGAAGGTACTGTACAAAAATTACAAGATGAAAGTAAGGTATTTACTTATCAATGGTTAGAAGATGAAGTGTTGGCAATGTTAGGGCCAGCAGGGGTAAATTCATCTCTAGTAACAGAAGTTGATAGAATTAGACTTGCATCTTTTAGTGGTGGTATAGAATGGGCCGTAAGTAAATTAGTCGCTGCCCATGTTATAAGAAATATTCCCCTTAACAACGCATCTTTAAAGTTTGTTGACGTTGCAAATAATTTAGAAACACAAGCTTTAGAAGATATAGATAGAATTTCGGAACTAAGTCAAATTAGTAGTTCTAGATCTCCAAGTAACTCTACATCAAGTTTAAATCAGGAACATTATACCCTATACATTGCTCATGCGTTGGATCTAGCCACAATACCTTCGTCATCTTTTGATATACCTGATATAAACTCCTCCCCCTTAACATATAATGAACCTGTATCTATTTCTAATGTAACTACCTATCAAAGTATTTCTGTACCTACAAACAAATTATCTTATTGTCATATACATATGACAGCTCAGACACCTGTAGCAGATCAAGATTTAATAGGCAATAGATTAGTAGGAGCTAATACTCAACTTCATCCACAAACAAGTAACGGAGTATCCTATAGTATACGTATTAATATTCCAATGCTAAATGGATGGACTATAGATGATATTATAAGTGAATTAGCAGATAATATTAATTCTGCATGTTTATCAGCTGGGACAGGTAATACTACTCTATCTAATATATTAGTTACACCTAATAGAGGAAGAAATCAAGTTCAAAAGCAAAGCGCTGTTAAAGGAGAATTATACCCTACATCAACAACAAATATAACAAGAACAGGTACGTTTGATTTAATTTACAGATTAAATAATCTAAGTTTTACTCCAAGAAGGTATTCAGCAAAAGTATCCACAGAGATGATGACTATCACCTTCTTTACTATAGATAATCCAGATCCTAGCCCCAATCCTATAGATAGTACTAATAATCCACCTATTTATGAAAATCCAGTAGGTACAACTGATGCTCTTAGTACTATAAAAAAGAATAGCTCAGGATTCCAATTAGGAATAGAGGGGTTAGTACATGGGCCACAAGCTACTTACGGAGCACTAGATAAAACATCACCTAAAGGTTTTTTTCTTACAGTTCAAAAAGGAGATAAACCTTCCGTATCTATTGAAAGTGCGGGTGGATCTTCTTCAGCAACTCCAAATTTTAAAAGCGAAGACACAGAAAATACACTTGATACTTTTTATTTTTACGGTGATGATAGTTATATCTTTCCATCAAATTCAATACTTACTTTTAGGGTAGCTACTACAGAGTATAATGCAGATATTACTACACCTATACAAATAGATTTAGCAGGTATTACAGGTCCCTTAATAGGAGAACAAGTAGCTGAAAAAGTTGTAGACGCTTTATACAGTTATACAATGGCTACAAATGTAGACCAAGATGTACTAAGTAATTCTGGTATATTAGGAGTAATACTTGGAGACTATCAAAGAATATATACTAAAATTGATCCGGCATTTAATACAGCTACAGAAATTCCATTAGAAGAAAGTTTAGATATTAATAATCAATTTTCTCCTGTAGATGTTGTAGGTGCTACTGGAGTATCACAACAAGAAAAAGATAGTAAAGCTGGAAGAGTACAAATTGTAGGTTTTAAATATAAAGATACAGAATATAGAGCTGTAATAGATATATTAACTGTACCTATAGGATTAGAGATAGCAATAGGAAATTTTCAGACAAGAAAAACAACCTGGTCTACTCGTAGACGTTCAATTCAAATTGATTTAAAAACACTAACAGGAAGTAGTTCAGTGGCACAACAAACAACAGCAGAAGAATTAGCATCTGTTAATGCCTCAGTAGGTAAAGCAGAAGCAAGTAAATCTTATATACTACAAAAAGTATACGATAAACTCATATTATTAGATGAAGCTAAGAAAGGCTTTCCAACTAAATGGCACTCCCAAATTTAAATATATTAACTCCAACATTAAATAGTTTAACAAGAGGATTATTTAAATATATTGCTAATCATCCTTTTATTATAAATACTCAAGTTTGTCATCCTTTAACAAATGAACAAGTCTTTGTAACTAAATATAGAACATATGATGGTATACAGTTAGAAAGTGGTCTTGCTTGTAGTATTTATGCAGATACACCTAGACCAGCAGCGGAATTTAAACCTTATAATTTAGGAGAGCAAGGACAAGATGAAGCTACATATTTTATAAATATAAAATACTCCTATAATGAAGTTATACTTGGAAACGTTGAGGATGATCCAAATTTAATAGAAGTTCCCTCATGGACTGAATATGGATTAGGAGAAAACTTGCTCACATCCAACACTAAAAAGAATGTTACTTTAGAAATAAATCCAGGCATAGAAATTATTCAGGATTATCTCCAGTTAACTAAATGGATAATTGATGACTTTTACCATTTCAAAGATTTTCCAATTCCGGGTATAAAATCAATGGAAATGGTAAATCAAACCGTAAAAACAAAGAGATGGGAAGAGGATGATACAATCTTCTTTCAAGAAGGTAAAGCACTGATTAGATTCGATGCTTATATCACAAGAGGATGGAGAGATAAACTGAATCCTCTATATCTTTCTAAAACAAATATTAACACTACTATTAATTAATAGATATGCTTATACCACAAATTACTTTTAATGAAGCTAGTGTAGGTGCCTCCCCTATTTTATCTAATGTCCGAAATCGTATCGGTATCATAGGTCAATTTAGTCGTGGTTTTGCCAACACGTTTCAATATATAGATGGCTTTACTCAATTTTCAAAATTATATGGATCTGACAATAGCACTGGATCTTTAGGATATCAAGCAGCATGGGACCAAGGTGCTAGAGATTTTGGTATTATTCGTGTATTAGGACGCTCTCGTCCAGCTAAAGGTCAAATTATCTTTGGTGGGATTGCTAATGTTGATAATAATCTTAGCCTAAAGATTAGTGGGATTGGAGTTCCCCGTGCAGGACTATCTAGCTTCTTTAGAAATAGTATTACAGCAAATGGTAATTACCTTGGAACTGAAAGTGGTCGTTACATTTTTTTAGCAGTATCTGCCCTTGTAAATGGAACTTTAGTTACAGGTTCTGAAGGTAGTCTATTTGAAGGTGCGCCTACAGTAGGAGGACCAACTACTCCTTATACTGCATCTACATCTGCCGTTCAATTTA